TGAAACAGGTTTAACAGCCTCACTTAGTTGCTTGTATTTTCTTGATAAACTTACCGGGTCGGTTTCAACAATTTCGCCAGATGGCGTAGAGTACATCTCAACCGTTGGTATTTCTGAACCAGCCACGCCACCTGATTGTGATAGGGCATTGCCAGCTTCGAGAGAAGATTCCTCGAAACCAATCCTTGCGGACTTTTTTTTTAAAGGTTGCGTTTGGAAAAACTGGTTTTTAAAATCATCTACTGTCTTTGTGTATAATTGCTTTTTTGACAATACTCCGTAAAGTTTATCTATTGATTCCGGACTAGAAAACTGTTTTTCAAAATCTTCATACGACTTTGTGTATAGTTGTTTTTCCGACAACTTTTTCCAAAGTTTCTTTTTTGGCGGGTCTGGTGGAAGCGGCGATTGCGTTGGCTCCTGAAAAGTATCTTGTATTTCTACTGTTTCTCCCATATTATAGATCGTCTAAATCTCCTTTTTTTACAGTTACCTTCTGTTGTTTTGATGGCTTTCCCATTTCCTTATTCAGTTGTTTAACCCCTGTCTTTCCACCTAGCGCCAGTTTCATAGCATCTTGGCTTAATACGTTTGTTCTTGTCGGTTCTACTATATATGCCCCATTTTTCTTTATTGGTTCATAATTTTCATCGGTTTTATAGAACACAGGAACGAACTTCCCATCATCAGTAAGCAGTAAATACCCCTTATTTTTTTCATCAAATCCTATTGATTTATTAAGCAGCGGGTCTAACGGAACTTTGTACCCACTCATCTTTCTGCCATCTTGGTAAGTATAAACTTGTCTTTCTCCTAAATTTTTCGCATCCTCACTTATTTTATTTAAGTAGCTATCATACCACAAATCATCCGCATCTTCTCCTGCATTTTTTGCTGCCTCCTTCATATTAAACAACTCCATTCTATTAGCCTGACGTATTTTTTCTTTATTCTTCCAATCCTCCATACCTTCTTTACGCTTCTTATTAAGCATAGCAACATCATCCATAACTTTTCTAGGAGTTCCTACTTGTGGTTGATGGGTTAATGCGTATGCCATCGTATTAAGTGCCAGCGTTCTGGTGGCAGGGGATAAAAGCGCTTCCGGGGATATTTTTATGCCTTCTTCGCCCCATGCTTGTTTCCACAATGGATTATTTTCAACATTATCATTATACGCATCTATAATTCTTTGTGCTTCTTCTTCACCATAAGCCCCTTTAAATGTATTTGAGAAATGTCTTGACCTTCCTGTACCTGACATAGCTGATGCAAGGCTGTTATAATAGTTAGCCGGTGATTCCGTGGCTTTGATTGGGGTCACATTTTTACCAAGCACTGAACCATCTTGGTCTTTTATATCTTCTGATAAAACATTTCTCTCTGATAATTGACCAACGGCTTTTTTTATTGGTTCTTGCCAACTTTTTACATTACCCCTATCGACATAATTGTTATAATCTAATGGGTTATATGGCATCATTTTAATCTGACCAGTTTTTTCATCTATTGTTCCATCGGGATCGGGTCTGGTCAATAAAGAAAATGCTTTAGTAGGAACCCCATTGGTATTAGCTACCATTGTAGGAGCTATTTCAAAATGATCGTCTGGCTTTGATCCTATTCTTTTTGTAATATCAGATAATGCTGATTTTGCTTGCTTGCTATCATTAAGTATCTTCCATGTTTCAGCTAATTTTCTCTGTGCATCCATTTCGGCAGCAATTCTATCTTTTCCCTTTAAGCCACCTTTCATAAGCCCAATCTTGGATAATTTATACTGCTCGTAGGCATTTGAAAAATCTGGTACGTCTTCGTCTCGTATTTGCGATACGTTACGCATAAACATATCATCCAGACCTTTTAATTCCAATGCCTGTTGCTGCTGCTGCTTTTGGTGTTCTGCATATAATCTTGCAGACAAAGCATCTATAGCAGATGTTGGGACGCTGTATATATCTCCGTATGGCTTTCTACCTGCGTATTGCATTTCTTTAATAAGTTACTTGATTACCATAATCTCCTAATCTTAAGTTTCCGCCATTGGGGTCTCCGCCAGCTACCCCCCATCCATCGTTTCTTCTCCTCCTTCTAGCAAATAAACCAGCGCCCCTTGTACCATTACCATCTCCGCTTCCGCCAGCTAATTTTGTCAAAGCCACAGTACCGGCCAAGTTAATAGCTGAATTAATAGAATTGGCTATGTTCTGGTTGCCCTGACCCTGCAAGCCCATGTTATAGTCGTAGTTCCTATCCCAAACCTGCCTTACATTTCTGTCGTATATTCCCTTTTTCCAATTAGCTATCTGGTTATTTACATCCATTAACACACGCTCATTTTGTAATTTTGCTTTTGCGTTGTCAACATTAAGTTTTTCGATAGCACGATTAGCATTATCATCTAACGCTGCCACCAGACCAAGCCCCATGCCTCTGTCAGATGCTTTTCTTAAAGAACGGCTTTGCTGTCTGCTAATTGATTTCATGGCTTCATTATATTGCTCGGATGGCAAACCAGTTTGAGACCTCAACTTAGCCATTTGTTGATTGTCCAATACCTCCTGTGGTATTTGTTCAATCGGCTTTTCTCTGTTAAGACGTTCAAGTTCTTTTTTTGCTTTGCTTTTTTGGCGAGCACCGGAGTATATTCCATAACCTGCTGATGCGACTCCGACCGCTACTGCTGCCCAACTCATAGGATAAAAGTTTTAATAATTAACTAATTCTTGTGGTTTCTTTAATTCAATTTTATTATTTCTAAACACCTCATATCCAATATATGGATTGTGTCTTTTTTCAGTTATATTTTCCTTTATTTCCATTACTGCCTCCTGTACACCTTCTTCGGTATCATCTTTTGGTACAACATCGGTTACGTGAACAGTAATCCAAACACAATCTTCTATTATCCTAAGCACCCTTCTTGTTCCCGGTTTTGTAATACCAAAATACGGGGCTTCAAGTATTTGTTCTCCGTCATTATCACTAAATACCGCTACCTTACCAGCCATTAAGAAAAACGGATGTTCCGTAATATGAATAGCCGAAGTAACCATATTTTCCTCTCCGTTCTCACCGGCTGGCATATATATTGTCCTTACATACATTCCCGGTAAAAACAAGTCCTGAACAGGCATATCAACGGGCCTGCCTTCATTAAAAAGTGCGGCTTCCAACTGGTCTATATTATCGTCGTTTTCACGTATCATTTTACAGGTTCCTATTTGATTGTTGCCAACTTATATATGGTAAGTAAAGATACGCAAAATTATTACCTTGATAAACCAATTTAACCTGTACCCATACGCCATTTAAGTAATCACCTTCTACAAGTGCCATGCGTTTATCATTCATGCTGTTTGCGTCTCTCAAAAATGCCGCATATCTTAGGTTTTCCTGAATATCGAAATCAGGCGTTCTTAATTGACTTATTTGCTGCTTCCCGGTCTGCGGGTTCACCATGCTTGTAATAATATCGCCGTTTTCGGGAGAAATCCAAAGCTGGTTAGATTGATAGGCTATGGCATCATATACTTTTTTTATTGCATCTTTGTCGTTAAAAACAAGGGTAACAGACGGGTAGTATTTTTCTCCAAAGAAATCGCACCATCCTCCATTTGTTTCAACATCCTGAATATATATTTGACCATTCCTCCACATATACGTCTTATCTCCTGCGCAAATAAGCCATTCAGCTTTAGTGAAATCAAAGAAAGTTCCGTATCCGTTTCTGAACTCATTAAAAGCAAAACATTCGGAAAGTATGGTTTTACCATTTAAAGTTCCTCCTTGCAATAATGTAACGTATTGTTCTTCAAAAAAGTCAAAGTATCCAATTATCTTAGATACGCTACCATTTGATCTCAGGTATTCGTTGTTATATGGTGTTATTAAGTTCCTGATATAAAAACGTCCTTTATATATTTCACTTACTGGTATCAAGCCATCCATAGACCTTCTTACTTGATACCCACGAACCGGATCGGTAAAAAAGTACCCTAATTTAGTCTTGGCAAAAGACCATTTTTGACCCCCAACTCCATAATTACCGGCAAGATATTGAATGTTGTTTTTGTTTATTATAACATCGGTTGTAACCAATGTATTGCTTCCTTCGTTATCTTGAATTACTTTGGAATAAATACCATACCAGCCGCATTTTCGTCTTTGTAGAACATCTAATCTTCTGCTTTCTACTGATAAGACTTCTATATCCCCGTTGGCATCGTCTATTTCATCAAAATTTAATGGAGTAAACCTGCTTACTTCATTAAGATTTGAATTTATAATATTGGCTCTACCCCATCTTAATAAAATAGGATTATAAGCCCTTCTTGCCGATGGTTCCTCTACATAAGCCCTTCCGTTAGAATTTACTGAGCTTTCAAAGTAATCGGAATAATTAGCGTCTATTACAGGAACGTTATATGGTAGTTGCCGTGTAATCTTTAGTTTTGTTGTACTATATGTTTTTGAGTTCCTGTAATCTCCCTGTGAGTATGCAAATATGAACATCCTCGTATTTGATTCCATCTGAAACGTAACATCAAAATTAAATGTATGTGGCCCCTGTGTTATGTATTGAATTGGCACCAGATATGTTATATTCCCCTGACTATCCTGAAGATAATATGTAAAGTATTCTCCGAAATCGCTAAAATTAACTATAATAGAGCCAACCAGTCTAAATTGATATGGCCCACCTGTGGTTACATTGAGTATAGCCCTATCTGTATTGGTAGCCAAATCGAACCCAACTAAATTTTGGTTAGGTGAATTACCCGGAGTAATATTTGCATCAACATAGGTTTGATTATCAAAATTCACACCCATTGTTGTTCTGGCTATCCCCTGCTCATAATCGGGTATTGTATAGTTATACTCTGCCCCTACGTTAATATTCCTATACCTGAAATAATTATCTCCTTTATTAAATACAAATAAAGCTGGTTGTGATAAATTTGAAGTCTGATTTTGTGTCATCCCCTGATGGTATCTGGTACTTTCTCCCGGATCGCCAATTGTATATCTTTCCCCAAATTCATAGTATTTGTTTAAGTCATTATTAACCGACTGAGCGGGCGTATATATTTCAATTTCATAGTTGGCGAAATCACTTGTTCCAAAATCAAACGTTCCACTAGTCGTAGGTAATGCTATCTTGATGAACCTTCCGGTTCTTTGTATTCCGTTTATAATTGGATTTATGTTTTGAGACAATACTTCAAAATCATTGTTTGTGTACACGGTATTTACAGAACCACTTAATACCTTTATAAATCTTATTCTGTCACCGGCAACAACGTCGTATTGAAGAAATGATGAAGAAGGATTATTGTCTATAAACGTAGTCAGGTTCTGTATACCTACATAAGCGTAGTCCTTGTCTTTATATGTGGCATCACTAAGCCAGTACAAAAAACGTTGCTTTGCCAGACTCTTTGTTCTTACTGGCGAAAACGAATATGCCCAATCTGGCGGACGGCTGTTTATTTGCATGGTAAGTTGCGGCAGATTTGGAATACCTCCGGTCTCTGTGTAATTAACCGTTTGGTATGGCAATACGCTGTTGGTTATTACTCCATTTGTCCTGTCCGCCTTATCAAAATAAACAATTCCGTAGTTTTCTCTATCATTCCAATTATATGAAGGAGTATAAACTGTGTCATTAAGAACTGTATTTACAGTTACCCTTTGAAGGCTTTCTCCTGTTTTATTTATAACCAGATTTTGAGAGTCTACGGATACAACGGTATATCCTAACAATAAAGCCGCAGCATTAAGCCCGGTAATTACATTATTAAATGGCACATTTAAAGTGTAGGATATGGTATCGTTGGTTGTGTAAATAGTAAATGTATACTGCTGACCAGAAGATACATTAGTCACCGGATCGCCAACAAAAATTATATGTATATCCCCTGTTCCAAATGCGCTTTTCCCTGATTGAGATGCCGTAAATACAAAGGGCAACAACAAATCCCTTCTTGAAATAGAACCCGAACTTGTTGATCCGTCAATTTCTATAAGGTCAAACCCTTCTGTAATTCCCCCATAAATTGGCACATTACCATTTAAAAACTCCAAAGCATTTGCTTCTAACGGAACCAAGTCAAATAGCTGGATGCTATCTTCTGGGTCAATATCCTGATATGCCTGATTATTATAAAAATCAAATATGGCAATATCGTTGTCATTAAGTCCGTTTTCGGCTTTGTTTATTGTCTGAATTAAAAAAAAGTCGCTAAATAGCTTGCCTTCGCTTATGGCTCCAAGTATTTCAATAGCTTCTACATCGGCTTCAAGAGTTTCGTATACTATAGAAATTTTGCAGTTCTTTTGAGGATTTTGGTCTACAGTAATTATTTGAGCATCTAACGGTAGAGGGATTTCGCTTTGCTCGCTGGTAACAGCCTTTTCCCTGCTGAAATATACCGGCCTTGTCTTAAACTTAAAAAGTTTCTTTCTGAGGTTATTAACAGTAACCGTTCCGTCGTCTCCGTAAGCGACAAGTGGCGGCCTGTTAGCTGGATATTTTACGACTTCCAGATAATCTTTTTCCATTACTCCATACGTACCAGCAATGGTTTTTTCTATATTTATCTGGCATGGTTTTTTTTGACAGTCGTTAAAATAAAGAGTATCTCCTTGCTCGGTATCCCCGTATAGCATTTTTACTGCAAATACAGGCTCGTTTAGGGTAAAATTAAGAATATCGCCATTTGTGTTTGTACCGCATACAAGAAGAGGTGTTATTGTTTCGTCGTTTATGTCTAGTATGTAAATGCCATGATTAGAATTTGAATTATAGTTAAAATAGAAAATACGATGTTTATTTTCATCGTAGAACCTACCTATACATTCGTTATTACCAACCGGAAGACTGTTTGGAATTAATCTTAACCCCGGCACGTTTTCAATTCTATAATTACCTTGTTCACCCCTGTATCTTACATTTCTGGCATATTTAACGAAGTTTTGCCCGATATTTTCATTCGGGCTATCGGTATCCATTAATCCATTTATCTTCTTTAAATCAATATTACCCATTATGGCACTGGTTCGTATGTTACCTGTATATTTTCTTGGGGCACTACTGCAAATCCGGGATCATTATCACTATCATTATCAGTTGCAAAAAATACTTGCGTCTTCTGGAATCCAACTATCATCCCCGGAGCGAACCTATATACATCCTGACCTACAGCTAGGATTGTTCCTACGGGGGCGGCATCGGTTATTCTTCGTAATCCAAGTCCTCTTCCGTAAGAATAAACGGAAATAATCACATTACCGTATGACGCTGTTACTCCTGATGGTGCTGCCATTATTACGATCTTAACTTCTGGGCATTAGGCTCTCTTATAACCTGATTGATAGATTGAAGTGTTACCTTTTTGTTTGGCATCCTCCTTCTAGCATTTATTTTCTCTGCAATATAATCATCCCTTGTGCCAAGTTTCATCTTCCACTTTATAAAAGCTATTATTGCTTCCTGCAAGGCAAGCGGAACTGTAAAGTCATTATCACGTTCTGGTGCGCTAATATATTCTAAAATGATATTCTGATATTTGAAATCAGATGGCATAATGATAACTCTATTGGCAGAATCAACGCTTACTTCTCCGTATTGAATTAATCCGCCTCCTACTCCAAAAAGATTATAGTATCCGTTATTATAATAATAGTTCAAATAAAACGGGGCGTATGCCAATGAACCAATGGAATCATTAACGTTTGGCGTAAGTAATTCAAGTCTGTTGGGATTAAGATCACGGAAGTTAGTAAGCCCATTATTTATTTTAAGGGTAACTACTTCCTGATGGCTATTCAATAAACCTATCTTAGTCCAATCCAATAGATCAGCGGGAAACGGTACGGTTTTATTTCCGAGCAGAGGGAGTCTAACGGTTTTAGGCTGTGCGGCTATATCGTAATTTAGTTCTACTAATGCCCTCATGCCCAAAATCCATGCTTGATCTTGGTCACCATCGGACTTATTTGTTTCGTCCAGAAAATAAGCCACGACCGTTTTTAATGGTACGTATTGCGATATTAATGGTTCTATTGACATTGCTTCAAGTAATTAATCCTTTCTGCTATTTCGTCATCAAGATGATGCCCAAATCCGCCTTCATGGTTTCTCTTTAGTATGCGACGTAGAAATAAAATCTCATCTGATTCTGGTAAATCTTTTTTAACCATTTGCGCCGGCATGTCTGGTATATACACAGGCTCCTCCGGCATTAAATAAGGCGCTTCCTCCGGCTCGGTGTGTTGTACCTCTGGTGTTTCATCAACAGGCAGTATGTCTGCTGCTATTTCTTCTGGTTTAGGTGACTGTTTTTTTGTTGCCATATTAAGTTTATTTAGCTTGATTTATTTCCTGAAGGAAGATCATCCTGAACAATATCCTGCGGTATCTGCATCCTGTCTTTAATTCTAGAAACAACTATATCAAATAGCATTTTTGAAGCGTCATCTGGGAGTGGCATTGCGTCTGTAACACTTACGGCTCTTGTACTTGGCATTTCAGCATAAAATCTTTGACCACTTAATGAACTGCCGTCACTAGCCCACAAAATCAATGTTCTATTCTGTATCTCTCCATAAACTCCAAATTGCAACGGCATATCACGCCTTCTTCCTATTCTTTTAGACTTCAATAATATAACATCCTTCCCCTGACCAAATCCAGTAGTTGCTGGATATATCCTGTTAATTGAGTACCCTAAAGGTATCGACAGCGGCGGTTGTGGTAAATAGGTTACCCATTTCCCGCTAACGGTATCTTGTGTTAGTGAATCAAGTTCAAATTTTACAATGTATCCTTCCGGAACCTGCATTTCACCCAACACTTTTGCGCCATTCCAGATTTGTCCAACCGCACCATACGCCATTGCCTCGTTTATATACAGAAGCACTTCGTTATCGGTAATATTCCAGTCATCTCCCGGAAATCCACTAGAGATGTGCTTTTTTATTCTTTCTATGTATTGAGCCCAACTGTAATTTAACGCCATTGCTTTATTAGATTGAGGCTACAAAGTATTCAATATCAACTGCTGCTGTATAGGCTTGCGCATTAATGCTATCAGCGTCTTCAAATGTAGTAAAGGATGCCGCTGTTTCAGATGCGTTTTCCTTAGTATTTCCCATTATGAATGACTGACCAGCATCAAGCCTTGTATCGAACGTATCGGCTCCGTTTTTCTTGACTCTGATTCGGGCATAGTTTACGGTATCTTTATTTGTAATCCGCAAATATTTCAAATCACCACGGACAAAAGTTCCCGCTGCTACATCAGTACTAAATGAAACAATAGTAACTTCTGTTGTTGGCACGGTCATTATTCGTTTATCAACTTCATTCACATTTGATATAATGAGCTGATTTTCGCTATTTATAGGCTGGTTATTCAAATTAATCTGTTCACTAATAGTAACAGTTAAATTAGCCGGTGTTATTGTACTTGCCATTTTCTATATTTTTAGTCTCCTGTTTGTTGTGCAACTCTTCCAAAATCAGAGAAATCCCTGTCTTTAAAAGATACACCTAAATTTATTAATGCCCTTTTTGTAATAGTAATTATTGTTGGATTATCCCATTTTGGCTGAACGCTTGTTCCGGGATTGTATACTTGCCTTCCTTCTGTATCAAATGTGAATCCCCATTTTATATTTTCGGGAGATGCTACATAATCAAGAATGATTTCTGAAACAGTATCAGGCAGTAATTCATAGTAGTCCTCATACTGTATGGCATAATAAGTATTAGTTGAAACACTTGGCGGGTCTATTACGCTATTAACTACTGAATATCGTTGCCCCGGATTAATTGTATCAACCTTATAATCTCCAACCCGTATTGATACTTTAAACACAAAATCTACTGGTTTAGTAGCTATGCCCGACAATACCGATATTGTTACTGGTATTGTAAACGGAGCCAGTTCGGTAAGTATTGTTTCATTCAATATTAACCCGGTGTTAGGCCCTGATTTATTATTAGACCTGTTCTGCCACCTACCTACAATGTCCTGATAGTACATATTCTGCTCTGAGTTCCAAGCATTAAATAAATCACTTGCAGAAACACCGCCAGCCTGATTTTTTCTGATTAAGAATTTAACTAAATTATAAATATCGTCAACACTCCATTTCATTATTGATAAAAAGCCCCTGCGATTACAAGGGCTTATATTTTACTGTCTTATTTACATTGTTTTATGAATAAAGAGACTTTAATTGAATCAAGAAATCAGAACCATCCTCACTCTGGGAGAACTCATATAATCTCTGGGCAATAGCTTCTGGGTTTTTAAGCCCTGAAATATCGCAAATCTCAGAATTTTTAGATCCCCAAGTTGCTTTGTTCGGATTGAATTTATTGGAGATAACTCCCCTGCGCAGGCAATCATCAATATAATACTTAATCTCTATCGACTTATTGCCATAGCTTTCTATAAATCCTCGTGGGTCATCCGCCGCTGCCTTACGGTACAATGCTCTAATCTCTTTTTGTGTCAATTCGTTTCCGCTATCCCAATCAACTTCTGGTATTCCAAGATACAATGCGTGTATTTTCATTTTCACTTCGGAAGCATCTTTTGCGAGTTTCAATGCCTGTTCTATAAGATCTACCTGCATTGTTGTTTCGTCGGCAATTTTATCTGCATTTACTGTCCTGAAAATACCATTAGCCGTCTTGGTTCTAAACGGACTATCGACGTTCCAACTGCATATTGTCATGTAGAGAAGAAGCATCCTTTCGTATCCATACCACCCTTGCTTCCCATCAAGAAACCGATAATACGGAGTTGAATTTATAGCCTGAGCAATAACGTCTTTATCCTGCGGCTGTTTATCTACAAAGATAGTTGTACAACCTGCGTAATAACGTATATTCCGCCTTTGCCCATTCCAAACTATTTGAGACGAAAGTATAATATTTCTGCTTGGGGGATACTTTTTTCTAGGTAGTACAACCTGTGTTCTTCCTCCATTGCTGGTTTGTATAACGGGATGCAGGTTTTGATCTGCTTCTTCCGCTAATTCAAACATATACTTTTTCTCCGTATCAAAGACCTGAGTTAAAGCAAGGTGTTCGGGTGAATTTTCTAAAACCCTTTCTTTTGTTTCACCAAGTTCTACATCTACGAATTTCTTTTCTGATAATGCCCCCTGCTTTTTAGTTAATGGGGCCTCAATCGTTGATTGTGCGTCTGCCATTTTTTATGTATTTAAAATTAGGGGCGACGATATTGCCGCCCCTTTAGTGATTAAGAAGAGATACCTTTCAGTATAACAAACTGCTCGGCGGCGGTCACCCGGCTACCTACATACGCAATTTGTTCGTACTTATTAGATGCCTCTGTGGTTTTTGTCGGTTGAGTGTAACCCAAAGACCAGCTATAAATCCTCATACCTGTTGGAATATCCGGATTTTGCTGATAAACCCATTGCATGTACGGCCTTGTTGCATCTGTTTTGGCATCTTGTGTCATTCCTTGCGGAACAAACAATCCAAAATAAGCCCGGTAATCTCCTTGTGTTGGAACATAACCGAACAATGCTTCGGCGCTCATTTGTTTGTACCTGTGGAAGTGGAAATCAAATGTATCTGTGGAAAATCCACGGAATCCATAAGACGTAGCCGCTTCTTGGCTAAAGCCAACCGATGCGTAACTAATGGCACCATTCCGATAGATACCAAACAACAGGTTGTTGATGTCCTGACGCTGGCTAAGTTGTTGCAATCCGTGATATTCACGTGGGCCACCATTTGCATCCAATACGTTTGTCATGTTTTGGAAGTCTCCGATGGCGAAATTGTTTGCGATATAGTCCACTTCTGAACCACGTGACTGAACAACCGGGATGATACCATCGGTACCATTTGTGCCGGAGATGTTAGCAGATGGAACGCCATCCATAACGATGTCCTCAATAGAAGCCATCATTTGAACGTTCATTTCCTGAACAGCCAGATACGGCTCATAGAAATTGCCATTACCGAAGTCAATCTGGGTTTTGTTCATTGCCGCCAAGTCACTTGACTTAACTGAGGCACGTGCTACGGTAGCTGTATTGTCGTAACGATACAGTTTTGCTTGTTGTGTACCCTGAGAATCAGAACTTTCTCCGGCAAGTTGGTTACCAAAAGTTTCGAGACCTTCACCTGCGTTAAGCTGTGTGCCAGAACTTCCGGTAATAAGGGCGTAGCTACCGAGCGGTGTTAATTCAAGGACAAATGCGCCGGTTGTGCGGGTGATATTTGTAACCTTTGCTTTTCGGCCGTTTGAACGAATTTTAACCGTTTGGTTTAAAAGGAATGGAGATTGAGTCCCTGTTGATCCGTCGTTGTAGGATTCTGGACTTTTAAGCGTGACGTTAATGGCTGCACCAGATGTTACACCAGTAACATTTGTTGCCACAAGGCCAGAACCAAACGGACGGCCTTTTTCAAAGTGTGAAAATGTATTTGTAGTTGTATTTACCTGCTCTACTGTGGTATTACCAAGTATTTCCATTGCAAGCGTATACTGAGAGTTCCCGTATTTGGCGATAAGGCCGGGAATATAATCAGGGATAACGAAGTTTAATTCATTGAATATCGCCGTCGTTATGCCCGAAGGATATGCTATGGGGCCCGGTTGACCGGATGCACCCCTAACTATTGCTGATGGCATTTTTTGTCTGTTTTACTTTTAAATTAATTTTGTTGTGTCAACACCGCTTTGTTCCCGTTGCCGTTTGGCATAAACCTACCAAGAGCAATATCCATCTGTTTCTGTAACTCATTTGGTTCTTGTGTCATTTGAACCGATTGTCGAGTAAGTCCATTTCCTGTGGTATTGTCTGGCAGCATTGATTTTAAGGCGGCATTTTTGGCCTGACTCATTGCCGCCATAATAATCGCTTCCCGGTTTTGACTAAAATATACGTCTTCCAAAAACTTCTTCCTGTTAGAAGAACCGTCTGAATTTTTGTACAGGTCGTAAAATTTACCGGGATTAGATACTAAATCAATAACTTTTGAGAAATCTTCCTGCTTTGGTTCAAACGTAAAGTCAAATGCTATCTTATTGGCTTCATCAATAAACGGCACCTTAGTAAGAACATCTTTTGGAGTGAAAGATTTATAAGCCTCAATTGTTTCGGCATCAACCCGTTCCTCAGCCTCCAAATCCTTCATGTATTGGAGATATTCTTCGTACTTAGGGTCATTTGCCTTTTGTATATCGGGTAGCGATATTTTTGTTTTTGCAGATTCTAGTTTAGGCATAGCCATCTTGGCGGCTATGATTTTTCTCATGGCAACATCCTGAACAGCTTCGTCATACTCAGCCTTTCGCTCCTCCCATTCACCATCTAATTCATCATCAGACCTAACGGGTTGCTTCGGAAGTTTATATTGAAGTTTGTATTGATAGTTAATCTCTTCCTTTGACAAGGTAGGATACTCTAACTGCATCCCGATTTTTATAATTTCCTCGGAATTATCTTGGTTTACCTCCCCGCTTGTTATTTTATCAAGACGTATTTGCTGATCGAGTGCTGAATAAACTTCGTCTATTTTCCCTTCTTTAATAGCAGAAAAAAGTTTTTCACTAAACTCGTTTTCAAACTTTAGTGGCTCTGGTGTAGCTGGTGGATTTGATTTGATCTGATTGTATTGCTCTATAGCAGATAAAACATCATCCGGCTTTTCAAATCCAAATCTTTCTTTTAGTAAGTTAAAATCTAGCTGAGGTAATGTTTCATGTGGAACATCAGCAGTTCCTGCATTGGTATCGACAAGTTCCGTTGTTGATTCGGTCGGCTGGGAATTGCCCAAATTAAGGGCAATATCCATTTGCTGCTTTAATTCTACTGGTATTTCGCTTACCGTAGATGTAGCAGGATTAGCGGGTTGAGTTTCATTAATGTCTGCCATAAGATTTTTCTATGGGATTAATTTAGATTTTAAAGCATAAAACTATTAAAGGATAGCGTAATTCGCCCGTTTCCTATATAACTTGTATATAAGTTTTTTTTATGCGTGGAGGGATATTCTATACTGAGGCAGTAATTTCTTTGGCTTAAAGTCAATCATATCGCTTTCTTGTGTACTTCCCATAGCTGGAAGAATACTCATCATCAGGCTAATTACAATATCGTATGGTGTTCGTTCACTATGATTATAATCAATAAGCTGTTCCAGCATAACTGGATAAACTATCCTATGAACATGACCAGTATAATTATCATTTCTGCTTCCATCAATATACGTCTTACATACTTCTAGTTGTTGTTGAAGCTGGAATGGGTCTGCGGACTGAGTTCCGGGTTTTAGTTTCCGATCTCTCTTTACGGGATCAATAGCTATTTTGGGTGTCCATTCTAACAAATCACCAGCACCCCTTTCTCTGAAATAATTATAGTATTGAGTGCCTGCGTCTAACTCAAAATTCACCTTACATCCATACCACATGCAAGCCTTCATTACTTCATCGTATAAGTGAACCAAAAGTCGGGGCCTTCCTATATACAATAAAACAGGGTACATCCCTTTTTCTTCACCTTCTTCAATTAAAGATTTTTTAAACACACATATGGTTCCCTTTGACCCTGCATAAGCAAATTCATCCTTAAATGTATCAACCCCGATACTATAATGCAATGTATTTAGTGGTTCTATATAATCGCCTATCACCCTAAATCTATTTTCTTGCAATGGCGTTTCCCATAGATACCAATCTCCTTTGTGATCGTCCTCAAATTCAATCCAGAAAATTGTCCTTTCTTTGTTATTGGTTACATTCAATTCTTTCTTTTCTCTTCTTACAAGTCTTACTCTTCTGATTGGGAATTGCTCTTTATTTTTTTCTAAATATTCAAGCTGCTCTCTTATCTTGGTTTCATTAAATTCACATGCCCCTGTTTCAAATGAGAAAGCATCAAATTCATCTAATGGATAGTCCCTCCTATGCTCCATTAGTTGCTCTCCTTCAAGTCTGTTTCTTTCCCTAAGTATAAGCGTCCTAGAACCTTCCTTAATTAATTTGGGCTGCCCCGTATCTTTATCTATTTCATTTGAGATTATTGGTTCTGCCGGATCATCTATTACACTTCTCCCATACTTGTCTATGCAACCAGAATAACATCTGGTAGCTGGCATAAAATATCTAACTACACGGTTAATTGTCTTTATACCTACCGGCTCCTTTGTCTCTTTATCTATTTCGTATTGGTTGGCATTTTTCCAGAACAGTTTAAAGTTTTCACCACCCTCTTTCTTTAACCCTACTGTAGTCGGCAAATACGCAAACCCCACTTTGTTTGAACCAACAAGAAGCGTTTTATATAGCCTAGACCAATATGTATTTATATTTACTTTAGACCCCCTTTTACCTCCTTCGTCCGGAACGTTGTAGCTTTGTCGGCCAGAATCATAACTATTAACAGCGTTTGATTTATAGTCACAATAGCTATTTAAACCCTCCCTTTTTACCGCTAAAACGCCTTTTCTTTTTTTCTCAACTGGTTTTACAAACCGTATAAAATTCTCTGAATCACTATCAAAATCAGCCTGAAAGCACGGTAGCATTGCTTTAAACCCGTACATAAACATCTTTTGAAAAGCATCTTGCGCAGCGGTATCATTGAATGAAGTAAGTCCACATAACTTATGTTCTGACCTACCTGCAATAAACCACATAAAAAACATGGCAATGGATGTGGCCCCTTGCCTTCGTCCTTTCAGACGACTTATGCCAAGCACATCTGTTTTTAGCCTTAAATATTCATGGAATAGAAAAAACTCCCTGTCGTCCTCCCGGTAATCTGGCTTATCGCCATGTTCAAGAGTCCAAAAATTTATGTAGCACCAATAGGCACCTGGAATGAATGTTAACTCGCCATTTATATATGCGTAACATCCGTTATCGAAAAGCCAATTTTGCTTCTCTACCCATTGCTTTTTAATTGCCGGATATTGGTATTCCTTATTGGCTATACCAACCAATTCGTCATCTGTAAATGGATGATCTACCCTCCTGAAGTATTGCTCCCCTTTTGGTAAATCACTATACAGGATTTCTTCATCAGGAAGTAAATCTCTGTATTCGCAATCTATACCCTGAATCGTTACTTTCAATCACTAATGCTTTAATACGTTTTTAGCAAACCTAGCTTGCTTTTCTGCCTTTTTTCCAAATAAGCCTCTTAACGCAGCCTCTCTTAAATGAGACGGTATTTTTTCTCCTAATGGCACGTGGAGGCTTTTATGTAAGCCTCCCTTTTGAAAAGTAATTTCAGGTTTCCCTTTTTCTTTAATGGTTTCTGTTGCCATAATTAATCTTTTATTGAAGTATTGGCTGGTTGTGCTCCTGAGCTTCTTGCTCTGGAGTTTCTGATAACTCCTCGGCACCTTCTTCCGATTGTTCCTCCATTTCCTGCTGCTGTTGTGCCTGCTGCATCGTAATCCCCTGAACCATATTTTTATTTTCTTGCTCCAATGGGATCGTTATGTTAGGGATAAGTTGCTGTATAGCTGGCATGAAAGTTTTTATAAGTTGACCAGATTCGTCTTTTGATGCTACCTGAAAGAATCCCTCCAATAGTTTTATTTCTTTTTGTTTAGTAGCCTTAAATTCCTCTATTTCTTTTAGAGCATCTGTTTTAGCCCTTTCTAGTTCAACATCATTTTTACCTTTTTGTATTAAAGATTGGTTCTGCGTTTCCGCATTTTGCCTTTGAAGCCTTTCGCTATCCATCAACGCATTTTTTCTGTTTTCTTTCCACTTTTTACCCAGATACCACCTCCTTAATTTATCGTTGTCTATTTCCCTCAGAAAAAATGTATCCACCGGGTCTAATGATGGGTTATTTTGTGCATCAGGCATTTGACTATACCTATCAATATCACGTTCGAGTAACTGCTGTTGATATTCACTTGACTTTGTTTTTACAGATACCCTGAACCGTGTATTAAGCATATCGCTAGATGATTCTGGTTCTTCTTTTACAATATCGTTCCAGTGAAGTAAGCAAAGTTTGTAATCCGTTTCCTCCCATAACTGGTTATTGCTGTTTGCAATAAAATCTGTAACGTTGTAAGAAGCTATCATTTGTTGCTCTTGCAATACTCCGCTGGTTCTATCGCCAACATCGCTACCATCTCTATACTGCGGCACGCCAATTAATTCTCTTATTTCCTGCATAATACCCGCAAGAATATTGGTTAGTTCGACAATTTTTTGTACAGCGGTATCTGCTGCCGTATTTGAAATTGGTGGCGCTTCTGATTTTAATGGATCAACGCCTTTACTACTCCAAATTTCTATACCAGTCTGGTTGTATATTCTAACTACTTCCTCCCAATTAATAGAATCACCACTACCCAAATCAATATTTCTAGCTGTTTCAATATCAATTCTGTACCCGCTTGGTCTAAGTTGGGCTATTAATTGTTTCCGTTTTAGTTTTATAGTAGAATATTCCCTTAGGGGCTCCATGATTCTTTCAAATAAAGAAGGAACATAATCACCTGTGTTTTTGGGGATATGAATGGTGAATGAAGACATTGGCTTGTACACATCCAAATATGGCGTTACGATTATATCCGGCTTACCCCAATAAAGCAATACATCTCCGTAAGGTGCATATACCCCACGCATCCATGTATTGCGGTTTTTTTTATTTATAGATACATTATCTGGTTTTTCTTGCTCTATTACGGTGCCGTCTTTTTTTATTTGTACATACGGGATTGATTGCTTTTCGGAAATATTTACCTTCCCATAAGCGTCCTTTTTTTCAACAAAATAGACATCTTCGCCACAGTTTATTTCACAATCCAAAACTAAGATAGAGCAATCGTCATAAGGTCTTGTTTGATTAAAAGACAAGTAAGCCCAATTATCATTCCATATATAATTAAATGTTCCTACGTTTTTAAACGAAGAATTTTTAGCCAGATTGAATATTTGCTTTTCATCAAGCCCTTCTGGATTCTCTGGTGTTTTACCAAACTTTGCTCTAAGGTCTTTTACTTTTATGTTATAAAACTCACCGACCATGTCTACCTCATGCTCCCCGCTGTCATTTAAGAAGAAGTTATATACAAGATTTGTAGGAACGCATCTTCGTACTGAATATTGCCGATAGCCAATCCGTTCTATTTTAGTTGCGGCGCAATTTAATGTTATCAGGTCGTCGATTGTTTTTCTATTTAATATCCGGTCAAAATGTATACAGTCTTTAACGTGCTGCAACATTTTTTCAAATCGTATTTCTTTTGGTAGCTTATCCTCTATTTCAAAATGTATCTTGGCTGATAGTTCATCATCAGGAACGTATGCGCTTGGGTCTTCTAATTTTATGCCTGATTCCTGCTGTAATTGTGCAATGGTTTCTAATTCGTGCATCCTATACAGCGCTTCAAACATCCTGTCCTGCTTTTCGGTCATGGAGTAGTCATCAATAGCATCTACGCAAGAATATGTTTTTGTTTTTGCCATTGACTCAACAAGAGTATCTACAAATTTGGGCCCTATTCTCTGCGGAGTCATGTCAATGTTTACCCACGCCTTGTTGCCATCTGATACATTATTGTAGTTCAGAAATTCCTGCATGTTTTGACTTCCAATACGCCACATTAGTAGCGAAATCCATCTTGAATTTCGACCCCTGAAATAATTAAGGCTGTCGTTCTGTACTGTTTGTTGTTGGTAGAATTGCTGTATAATACGTTTACCGTTATCTTTTTTCATTTTTTCCTGCGGAGACATGAAAAAACGATTAATCAACGCATTAGATGCCGTAGGCAAATTAGACGGGGAATTATTGGACATTGGACAATATTTAGATATAAAGATATGTATTTTTCTAAATACACATAGCACACACCATTTTTGAGTCGCATTTATGAACCCTTCGCTCTATGCCATTATGAACATACACAATTTCATAAAAAGAATATGGCCTTGTAAACAACATCTGCCCCTTTTTAAACATTGTATTACCCGGATTAGTAACGACCACCTTGTCTATATACATTTCTTGCTTTTCAGGTGGAAGGGGAATATCTGTTTCAATTTTAACCCTATCGCATAAAATATTACCATACAATGGAGTAATATCTCCATGTTGATCTATTTTGCCAAATATGGTTTGGTTGCACTTAATTGAGAAAAAATCATCATATAGATGATGTGGGGATGGCAGATAAAACAGGTTATGGTGGCAAATAATAACATCCCCGCTATTCACTATTCCATTACCAGTAATAACCTCTGCCAACACGGGGCTTTTCTCTCTATAATTTGAATCGTATTTAGTGGCAGAAAATAACGAAACGTCTCCTATACTAAAAAACGATTTTTGGTCTGAATTGGATTTGACGATTATTTTACCATTAGCCCCTGTCATATAATAGCGATTACTCTTTCTCCTTCTAGTACAAGATATTCAACGTTATCATATTCTATGTGGAAGCCGTTCCCTTTATGAAACATAACACGACACTCTGGTTTAATGGATTTATCTTCTACCAGTTCACCAACACTGTATACGGTTCCCATGTGTGGCTTTTCTTGTCCCTGTCCGGGGATAACAAGCCCACCTACTTCTTCGGCAGCCTCATCCCTTATTATCAATACAAATTTGTTTAACGCCTGCGGTTTCATATTTAATGGATTGTAATTATTGATGCTTCGCTGGTTAACAACATACCCGCTACCGATGCGGCATTTACTAATGCACACCGTAATGCCTTTGTTGAATCAATGATTCCAGCCTTTACCATATCTTCTGTTTTACCTGATATTACATTATACCCGTAGTTTTCCTTATCATCAACCGGCATCACGTCTTTATAATCTATCCCGGCATTTTCGCAGATTTGAATAAATGGCTTTTTTATTGATTCCATAACAAGTAAATGCCCGTTGGTTGGGTTGTCTAATTTAATATTTAAAGCAATATTCAAAAACGCAGCACCTCCACCAGCTACAAAACCTTCTGAAATGGCGGATTTAGTTGCCCTTACTGCATCGTCTACCCTATCTAGTTTTTCTTTTAATTCTGTTTCTGTTGCGCCACCAACCTGAATAACTGCGATCCCTCCGGTAAGCCGGGCAATTCTTTTCTCAATAACGGCCTTATCGGACTCTGTTTCAGCCTGAACTAAATTCATTTTCAGGTCATTGACCAAATCTTCTATCTTAGCCTTATCTCCACCTCCATCAATTATGATTGTTTCCGATTTAGTAACAATTACTTTTCTTGCCGAACCAAAGTCGTCTTGTTTAATCTTTTTTATGTCGTTCCCACGTATATCACTTATGTAGTTTCCGCCGGTTAACAGGGCTATATCCTCCATCCACTCACGCTTAAAATCCCCAAATTCGGGCGACTTAACGGCACATACCTGAATCCTTTTTTGAAAGTTATTAGTTGCTAAAAACGCAAGCCCCTCCTGTTCTGCATCTTCGCATATAATCAATAATGGTCTGCCAAGATTAATTGATATTTCAAGCGCTTTCTGTATTTGTGTATGGTGATTTATTTTTTTGTCGTACAATAGAATCAAAGCGTTTTCAAATTCGCATATTTCTTTGGCGGCATTGTTTACAAACAAAGCACTAATCCAGCCTCTATCAAACTTAAGACCTTCGCTTATTTTAATTGTTGTATCCACTCCGTTTGCCTTTTCAATATCAATAACTCCATCAAATCCTATCTTAGAGAAAGCATCTGATATTAATTTTCCGATTTGCTCATCGTTATTCGCAGATACAGTTGCTATCTGCCTTACCTTCTCAATGTTTCCACGAACCGGCGTAGACACTTCTTTTAGTTTATCAACCACAAAATCAATAGCATTATCTATTTGCTTTTTCAACTGTGGCGATTTTTCCCCGGCTTCAATTAATTTCATTCCCCCATCAATAATAGCTTCCGCCAATACTACCGTAGCTGTTGTAGCATCACCGGCTTCATATACCGTTCTCTCAGCGGCCTCCCGAACAAGCATAGCCCCCCTGTGTTCCACGGGGTCTTCCAATTGAAAATTACGGCACACCGTTACACCATCCTTTGTAACAACGGTAGGTAGATGAACCATCCCGTCATTCCCATATACAGCATTTCCTATAAGGCAACACCGACCTGCGGCACCCATAGTTACTTTTGTAGCATTTGCTATTTTTTTTACCCCAGATAATAACGCTGTTCTGGACTCGTCTGAAAAGAGAACTTTTTTTACCATATACTATTTTTGATTGCTTTGTTGTTTAAAAAATTGATTTAAAATATACCGGATAACTGATAAGATAGAGGGGAACTCGTTATCATCTTTGTACTTCTTTATTTTTTCGTACAAATGAGGACTAACTATTAGAAGAAGTTGTTTCATAGGAAATTAACTATATAATTACTATAGAGCAAATATATACAAAAATGCCTCTATAAAAAAAACAAAAATAAATTTACGCCTAATTAATTAACCCGTATTGGCTGTTAACACCCTGACAAGGGATGTCAATACACAAAAATTTAAATGTCATGGCAACTAATTTAGTTAATCTCTGCGTTTATCAAATCAACCAAAAGATTGGTTTCAATGGGCAAACAGCCGATTTTTTGGCGTTCCCAACACAAGGATTTTTGGTTCAAAACACTATTAATTCACCAACCAGAAGCCTAACTACCGGGTATAATGTATACTCGGCGCTTCAGTCGCCCAACGGAACTCTTTATTATGTCCGTGAGACAATATCTCAGGTTGTAAGTGCATTCAACGTATGATTTGAATCATTTTCTTTTTCAGCCGCTTCTTGTAAGCGGCTTTTTAATTTTTGGAAAAACAGGTTTTTAGTCCCATTCAGATAGTGAAAATAATATTCCAAAGAATCTTGTGCGAAGTAATCATATCCGTTTGCGCCGGATATAATAACATTTGGGGCAAATTCACAAAGCTCTAAAATTCTTGGATGGTGTATAGCTTCGGCTATCTGAAATCCCTGACTTTGATTACCAATATAAAATTTGGACTGTTTTACGGCTTGCCCAAATTCAAGAAAGTTTTTTACATTAAGTTTCCGTATGTTTAAATCAAAGTTGATACAAAAGTTATTATACTCCCTCATGGTTCCGATAAACAAACAGTCGTCTTCGTAATCTTTAAGGAAAGAAAAATCTATATTTCTGTTGGTATACCTTTCGGTTCGGTTTATCAAAACTTTTCCTTTTGCAAAATCAACATCTGTGTCTGGTATTGTCATGTAATCTTTGGACAAATCGCAATTCAGGTCTGGAAAAACATAAAAATACCATCTGCGCAAATCGAAATTTGGCATCCCTACAAAGGTTTCCCTTATTTTATTTAAATCAACGTCAATCTTTTCATCTGTGTAAACACGAACATCCTCTATATATGGCTGTTCTTTGTACAATGGGATTAGCATATTAATCATGTCCTCATTAAGCATCACCTGCTGCCCGTCTTTGTTTTTGGTCGGATGGACTGCTCCATCGTAATACCACGCCAGCACATCCTTCTGTAAATAAAGAATGGCTTTTTTATTTGTTTGTTCACAATGGCTTTTAATCGCCGCCATGCTTGCGTGTACGTCGCCGATACTCCCGGCATGTGAAAAGGTTGTAACTCTATTCATATTTAATTTATATTGTGTTTTAAATACCTGCTTAATGTTTTAAAATCCTGTTCTTCGCAGTAGTGCATTGTAATAATAGAATCTATATCCATTTCTGAATTGTCATCGTGTCTTGGGTGTTGGGTCTGGAATTGGTTAGGAATATCCAATACGCACAAACTATCACTGGCTAATTTAGCCCACATGCCAAAAGAAGTATCTGTATTAGGCAAAATGTCCACATCATTTAGGTAAACAAAGTTTGACACAACCTCATATAATGATTGGCTTACTGCAAAACCGGCACCCCCGGAACATAGTTCCCAACCATTGTATACTCCTTTTCTGCCTATAATAAAGTGTTTTTGCGGGTCATAAAAACGAAGAAGCCATCCAAGTTTTTTAGGGTAGCAGAACGTATCGTCATCACAAAAAAACAACCAGTCGTATTTTCTTGACTCCTTAAATGATTTTATAAAGTTAATATACTTTAATGCCAGATCAGTATAAACTATTTCTTTCAACCCGTCGTCTTCAAGATAAACATACAAATCACTTTTACCTATATAGTTTAACCAAGTAGATTGCTGCAATTTCTTTCTACTACTATATTTATCGCAGGTCAATATGACGTATAGTACAGATGGGATCATTCTGGAACCTTTTGGCTTTCTGGCAACGTATTGTACAATTCATTAGGGAGCCTTCTTTTTGATTCGTAAATGTCCTCAACGCCAGATTCGCTACGTTCTGTATATGAAGAAACGCCCCAAATATGCTTTATACCGGCCTCGTTCAATGTGTATTCCTGTTGTTGACCTACCCTATCATTCATCCACTTTATTTCCGTTGGTATGTTTGCGTATTTCTTGTCTGTGGCATCCATCCAGTATGAATAAAACTGCCCCGGTTCGTACCCTATTCTATGGATTAACTTTTTGCTGTTTTTACCGAGTAAAATAAAGGGAACATCTATGTCAAATGTTCTTTTGCCGTAAGTGTTTACAGATTCGCTTAACCCTCCCATGCCGTTATGAAACACACTTTTGGCAACAGGCAAATATTGTTTCAATCGTTCAAGTGCTAAATCCTGTGTATATGGCTTATAACCCTCGGTTAATTCCACATAATCATCCGGGCATTTTAAAAAGTCATTTATAATTGAATCTTGCACCATTAGGTGGCACTGGAAGCCTTCTTTATACGCCATATTTGGAAAATAGTGAAAATCCAACGAGTTCACATATTTTTGCGCCTCATACCATGTGCTTGTTTTATATAGACACCCGCATGGATGTAAATAACAACCCCCAGACAATTCCAAAACACTACCTGCTGCATCAAAATCTTGCTCTATAAATTTATAATAATAGTTAATCCATCCATCTTTTGTTGGGAAGGCATCGCTTTCCAGCATTAAAAAATAATCTGTATCTACCAATCCATTTTGTATGGCCCAATCAATGGCTATCCCATGAGATTGTAGTTTGTCATCTGGATAATCAACAAAAGTTATGTTGCCTTCAAATGGGCTTAAATATCTTTTTGATTCCGTATCTTTTGGGAAATTGTTTACGATAACTATTTTTATAAGGCCAGCAATAGTATGCTTTAATAATTGGCTTACGGTATATGCAAGCATCTTGGGTGTTTTGTACGCAGGAATTACAACGGTTATCTCCATATCCAATAGTTATTGTTTTCTATTTTAATTTCATGTCCGAATCTTCTATCCACAGCCTTTTTAACACCGGGCAGCCCATAATCATCACCAAACAAAACGCCATTATTGGTTATGAGTTTTTCATAACTTATTATATCATTAAAAACATCTTCTTCTTCGTGGGAAGCGTCAATATAGCAAATATCTGCTTTAATCTTGTAGTAGCTAAATATTCTGGCTGCGTTTTGAGACGTATTGGGTACTGGTATTATATAATCAGTAAGACCCATTTGGATAACGTTTGAAAGAAATACATTATAAATCTGCGGGTATCCGTTTTTAAGCATCAAATCTCTTTCTTTGGTATCTTTTAGGTCAGTCCAAAATTCGGTTGCTCCAAGCCATGTGTCTACGCAGTATATTTTACAATTTATGTTTTTGCTTCTTAAACAATTAGCCATTGTTATCGCAGATTGCCCCTTCCATGTACCGACCTCAATTATTGTCTTAGGATTTACACTGGTAATAATGTCTTCAAAAATACCGTTATTGCCATTCCATCCTCCAATATCTATTGGCAGCAATTCAACGTCTTCATAAATACGATGCCCTAAATTATTCATAGATGGAATTTCCTGTCTTGTTGATACTGAATAAGGTTACTTGTTTCAAATCTTACTTGTTCAAAGGATGGATTTGTCATTGCGTCGTCAATATACATTTGCCAGTCGCCCAACTTAAATGCTTCCCATCTTTTCCCCTTTTGGGTCAGCCTATCAATCATGCTTTGGTATTGCTCCGTTGCATAACGATGCCACCCTTCGTTTGTTTGCCCTAAATATATTTTTGGATTATCAACTATTAGGCAAAGCTGGTTAAAATAGGTCAGTTCTTTAACGTCATCAAAGATTTTTGCTTTAAACGGATTGCCCATATCCTTGTCTTCATCTTTCATCATGTAGATTGGCTTGTGGTACGGCATCATATCTCCATAAGGTTCTTCATGTATTCTACCACCCCATTGTATTTTTTGCCTGTCACTGCACCTATACCACCTATGAGTATCTGTTTTATGAGTAAAAAAGAAAGTATTATAGTCTTTGTTGTCAGATATAATTCTATTTATTCCGTAATCAACATCTATGACTTCGCTAACGTTTGAATACAATACCATGTCGTTTTTTGCATGGGAAGATAAATAATTAAGCAAGGAAGAAAATCCCTGATGATATAAGTAATCAAATGGCAGTCTGATAGTTCGCAAATTAAAATCGCTTTTGTACGATCCCAATATTTCCCTGTCCTCATCAAACAACAGCATGTCGCCAACTATAAATTCATCCATTGAATATTTAAACGAATCCAATGTTTTTCTAAGGGCCTTAACATTGCCATTTAGCATTGTAATTAAACTTACTTTTCTTTCCATATCATACTTTTTGATAAACCCGTACTGTTCTGTTAATGTGCTTTAATGGCCTGAACCCTTTTCTAAGCATTAAAATATCCAATCCCAAATGTGATAGTATGGTGCTATGGCCTACTGTTGGGTCTATGTAAAAATAATCAATAAGTTCTATTTTGTCCTGAATTGGTATCTCAACAAACCCGGTTTCAATATAAACAATGCCATCACCCATTAAAAAAAGTTTCATCCTGTCTAAATCACCAAACGGATCGCCCATGTGTTCAAATGTCTCTACCAAACTTATGATTGCGTATTTTTTACCTATTTTTAATGTGTTAAACTTTGGATTATATAAATCATACCCGTCGGCATCAATACCTTGTTTTTTCAGGTCTTCCACTAGCATACCGTGTCCACAACCCCAATCTAAAACAGAATTTCCATCAATGATGTCTGGCCTTAGCTTATAGAATCGTTTAATACGGTCTATGTTTTGTAGCTGATTCCTCTCTAATTCCATACCCCCACCCACCATATTATCGTTTGGAACCGGAGCGCTAAATACTGATTCGCAGAAACCACATTGGAAATACTCAACCCCCGATTTTTTAAATATTGCAATTGCAGTATTATTACAAGCAATACACCTTGTTCTTGTCATCTTTTTACTTCTTTTTAATGGTATCCTGCATTTGGGCGTTTATTTGGTTTACTATATCCATGTAAACTCCTTGTCCTTCTTCTATCGTTAGTTTGGAGCATCCCTTTAAAATAATTACCCACTTAGATACAGGGAGCTTTACTACTGGCTCCTTCTCTTGTTTAGGAGTATCAGTAAAGGCTATAAAAGCAGTCATTAAAGAGATTAAAAATAGTTTCTTTAGCATGGAATTTTGTTTTTTTTTGATTAAATGCTTTGTAGGTCTGTGGTAGTATCCCAATCTAATTCGGTTTCGTCCTCCCCGCCTTCGCCACCTTTTATTGTTGGTTCAGATATTTTATACATTGGTTTCCGTAAATTAGAAAGTTTATTAAGTGCCGCCCGTTGCATATCCGTTCCAGCTTGTCTGTATTGATCCATCATCATTGCGTGTCTTAATGATTGGTCAGGTGAACTATAGCCAAATAAAAAGTTTAACATGGTATTTAAGTTATAGTAGATGGTTGGTTTGAATAGTGTTCGATAACTACTTTTAACTGCTGCTCCGTAATCTTGTTTATTTTCCTTTTAGCCAGTTCCATTTCCTCTACTGCCGCTTCTCCAAATTTATCTACAAGGAATTGTTTGAAGTTTTGATATTCTATCCCTTTTGGATTGTAATGCTGATTCCTATTACAACTTGCGTGTCCGGCATGGGCTGCATCTTCATCAAATCTTAGCGAATAAACATCCCTATCAATGAAGTGCATACAATTTACTTCGTAATCGGTTGCCCTAAAATACTCTTTACAACATGGGCAATAAATCCTGCCATCCTTCCCTGTATCTCTTGCTTTAATGTAATCAGCAAAAAGCCTATCTGCCTCTCTCAATAGTTCTGACTTGCTTTTATATCCTTTAGGTGCTTTTACTTGTGGTTGTTCAACAGCAAGTTTTCTTAGTTCTCTGCCAGTTTTTACTGCTGATGATTTGGGGTTCCCTCCCCTTCTTAACCTTTCTCTTTCATTAAACCTTTCTATCTGCTCTTTGCCTTTTGCTTTTCTATGACAGGGAACGCATACTAAATTTTTGCCTACCTTAACACAAGCACAATCTTTATTTTCACAGAGGCTACAATCCCCCCACTTGGTTCTATTTATGGTACTGTAAGACATTTACTTTTTGATTTCATTAATACCGCTCATTTCAATTCCGCACTCTATTACATCTCTTACGTGAATGCTATCATTACCATCATCAATATAAAGAGTGTTGTATCTCATTGAATGTATTCTTGCGTGTTCTACTTTATAATATCCTCTATGCGGGTCAATACTCCATTTCCTAACGTAGCATATTCTTTTACCAATATTAGCCCTTACCTTTTCTTTACTCAAATAAAATGGTTTAAAACCCTTTTCGTATTTTTCATTTTCAAAATCTAAATATCGGCTCATAATGCTTTAAACTCTTTAGTTATTGTACTGTACATTTCATTCTAATTAGTAACGTATGCTGCCATCAATCCTATAACAATGCCATGCAATAATTGGTCAAATCCAAATACTACCCAATGGAATTTGTTATCGGGGGATTGTAGTACAGGAAACCAGCCATTCATTCTGCCTTTCCATACATCAATTAAAAAATGCGTTATTAGTTGAAAAAACGCAGCAGCCATCACGGTTTTAGTAAAACCAAAAAATAATGATAAGAAAAGCCACATCAATACTGTATGCACCATTGCATGAGCAAGTATTGGTAGTAAGGGCTTACCAAATCGTTTAGCATTAAGCATCCATGAATTAGATAGCCATGTATAATCAGCTAACCAATGGCATATAAGCAATCCAATCAAAACCTTTGTTTGCATTTTTTATTATTTTATTTTCCTGCTACATAAAAACTACTATGCCCATTTTTCCAGATAACAAAAGCATCCATACCAATAGAGGATATTACTTTGGTTAATACCTTGTCGGATACTACTTGGGTGTTTTTGTTAAAAGCGTTTTTGACTGTGTTGTGGGTTTTTACATCAATATCTATGGCTATCTGCATATCGGATTTTCCACAAGTGGATTTATGCCTTAGCATGACTTCTACAAAGTCTGGATATTCGACCTCCTTATACCCCTGAATTTTTATCATGGATACAAAGAAAATATATTCTAACCATAAAACCAAAATATTTTTATTTGAGAAAAATAATTTTTAAAAAGATTTGGTTGTTCCGAAAAAGGCATTATCTTCGTTTTCGCATTGAAACCCCGTAGCCCCCAAAAAGCGGCAAAGGATAGATGCAGAAAGTTCTTTGCCTATGTGTGGATGTTAGGAGTAAAAGGAATACGCAGCTATTGGGGATAGTATTCTGAAATAACTTAATAGCCAAACTATACAAAAGCACATGGGCGTTTTTTTAAAGTTCTTTGGTTATTGGTAGTGGTGGAACTAGGGATACACATCGTTTGAGCTCTATATGATACCCAAAGATTTGACTGATTGAGGGTTTTGCTCATGGGCGAATATGAACGACTTCCTGAATGAGCAATAAAGTAATCAGGATTGCAGGTTCGATTCCTGCCTACCAGTAACCATTTTCTAAGTTATTTGAAATAATTGCCCGCTGAATGTAGACAAAGGGAATAGATTGCCCTTAGTTCTGCTAAGAGAACGTTGTCTACGGTAAGATAAATGTATAAAATGCCATTATGGTATAGCGTTCTATTTCAGAAAAAGGCATTTATTCCACTTAGAAATGGACGGGCAATTTTTTAGGTTCTTTGCTGATATGTATAGTGGTGAATTTTAGTATCTGGACTTAGTAATATTTGCCAGATTTAATAGTTAACTAATTTATCACCACTTACATACAGCAAAACATTGACTCATAGCTCAGTTGGTTAGAGCGACTGACTCATAATCAGTAGGTCACAGGTTCGATACCTGTTGAGTCAACATATTTTACACTAAATGACCATCCCTCCCAAGATAACCATTAAGTCAGATAACAATGAATTGGTTTTTGTAGAAAAAAGAAAAGATGGGATGCTGGTTTACAAATACTCAAAATCCAAAACTAAGAAAGGCCAACTGCTTACCCTGACAGAAAATGATTTAATTAAATTAATAAACACTAATACTTAATGCCATGAAGGTAATATGTATTGATGGAATTGATAAATACGGCGTTCCCGTTATTGAAGAAGGTGTCCCATTATATGCAACACAATGCCCAATTCATTATGATGGGTTTGATATATTAGAATATCCAACTAATAGCAGAGGAGAAGTGATAGCTTGGAAAAAATCTAGGTTTATTCCTCTATCTTCTAAAGACGAAACCGAATTGATAAAACAACGTGAAAGCGTTTTAGTATAAACTAATTGGAGGCTTTCTTAAACCAAAATATGCTTGTACAATGTAACCTAAAGCCTTCAATCCGGGAGCGATACTCTTTCGCTCTCGGTGTTTTTTTGAACCATAAACTTAACGACTAATGAACAGAGAAATAAAATTCAGATACAGATACACAGATGGTAAAAACTGGCTGTTTCAGGTATTTACGCTTGAGCAAATAGCCAACGGTGATCCGTTTGATGTATTATCTGACAACCCGCTGTATAAAGATTTTAGACACGTTGGACAAGATCAGTTTACTGGCTTGGAAGATGTGAGCGGAAATGATATTTACGAAGGGGATTTTTTAAGTCTTTCCGAGGGCCATACAAGCTGGATTAGGCACCCATTTCAAGTGGTTTTTTACGAAGGGGCTTTTTGCATGAGACCCATAATATACAATATGAGGCCACACGAAAAGCCGGTGGCGTTTATAACATACGGGGATCAGTGTGTTAATAACGGGCTGTCTCAAAACTTTTGCGAATACATTAAAGTCATCGGCAACATCTACGAAAATAGCGATTTACTATCATTATAAATTAAAAAACACAATTCTATGCCAAAGTTAGAAAAGCCCAAGAACGGCTATTCCTTCGCAGTTTTGCTTTTAATTGAAAACTACACGCAGGGAGTAAGCCCGGTAACCTACATGAAAAACCACTTCCACAAGTTTCCGTGGAGGATCAGGGAGGTAAAAGAAAAGCACCCAAAGTTAAAGTTCCTCAACAACTCCACTACGGTAAAAAACAGATGGGGTAAAACCACCACCTTTAAAACCATTGTACCAACCTCCCCTATTCCTTATCTTCGTAATCTCTATGCCAAACTAAACCGGGAAGGGCTGAAATAATTTTTTGGTGGTTTGATTTTTCTTTTTAAATTTGTTTTGCTATTAAAAAAAGTCAATGGTCAAATGATGGGAATTAGATTTAATTTAATATCTTTGTCAGTAGCCACTTCCAAAGTGGGACTTTTGACTTTTTTCATATAGCAACAGGCCGATGGTTTATTCCATTGGCTTTTTTATTTTACATAGGTTCTTTTCCCGTTCTTTCCAATATCCTTATTACAGATGGATTAAATAGCAACGGCAGTTAAATACACATATACGAAGGCAACACAAGTGTATGCAATGTCCCACAAGCGACAACATACGACCGGAAAGGATTAAAAAGACACACGCCTGATATACTGTTCTGGGATAACAAGGGAAAGTGTAGATTTAGCTATGAAGAAAGGGGCTGTAATTAAACAAACCCCTTCTTAGTCTTGGAAAGACACCTCTTGAAACGTCATAGGTTCAAAGGTACGATCTTTCCGGGATATAGGCTTGGTTTATCTAAAATTATTTTTTATGTTTAATTCGCAATCATTTAAAGAAGCATGGGAAGTATGGAAAAAGCATAAAGCTGAAAAGCATGGAAGCCCATATACGCCTACAAGTGAAGAAAGAGCATTGGCTGTTCTTTTTAAAAAAAGTCATGGGATAGAGCAGCTTGCAATAGAAAGTATTGATTATAGCATTGAACGGAATTGGGCGGCTATCTACATAAAAGAAAATACGAATGGAAACGGACAAATTAATGGCAGCACTTCAACCACAGGTAAAAGGGGAACTTCAGCAGATAGAATGGAAGCAGCCCGTAAGTGGTGAGGAAGGTAGTTTTATAAAGGCTTTGGATAAAAGCCCTATTAATAAATCGACAATAGAAGAATTAAAGCAGGTTTTAAGATTGGTAATGGTGAAGGTTGGGTTAAGGGCTAACAATTTTCCTACGGACGGCGAAAAGGAAGTATTGTTAGAGCATATTATAACCAATTATGGTAACCATACACCAGAGGAAGTTAAACTTGCTTTTGATATGGCTATTGCGGGGAAACTGGAATTGGAAGATAAAGAAGTTACTTGTTATGAAAATTTTAGTTGCCTTTACTTTTCAAAAATACTGAACGCTTACAGGCGTTGGGCAACACAAACGCATCAGCAATTAAAAAAAGACTATCCTAAAATGGTGGAAGAAAAAATAATACTAACAGATGAGGATAAGGCAGAATGGATAATGGAGTGGAAGCAAAAAGAAGATATAAACATGGAACTAATCCCATTAATATTTTATGACTTTATGGAAGAAAAGAATTTGTTAAGGCTTTCAAAAATCAAAAAATGGGAGTATGTAACAAAGGCTACAGAACAAATAAAGGCCCAGCTTTTTAACCAAACGCAGGTATCTAAATCGACCAACGAAGCCTATATGGCATATAATAAGTTTTGCAACATGGAGAAAGATGGGTTTACCGGAGAATTTAAAGGTCGTATTTTGAACAGGGCCAAGAGGCTAGTAATATACGACTATTTGAAAGATCAAATACAATAACCAATTAAGTGGCAGATTATGTATCGCAAACAAAGAAATGTTACGCTTACTGAACAACAACTTAGTTTTGTTTTGGAATCATTGGGTAAAAAAACAATAGGCCAAATGGCAAAAGAAATAAACGTTGGCTATGGCAAGATATACAAGAACCTGCGTGTTATGGGAAAGATAATCCCGGAAGGAGAAAAAGAAATATGCTTTGAAAAAGATGGATATTTTGATGTTGACAAATTTGGTAAACTCTATAACTTCTAATCACCAATGACCAAGCCCAAAACCATCCTAACAATGCCAATGTATAAGTTGATTTATAGGTTGAGCAGGAAGTCCAGTAAGAAAAGAAATCCTCTATGTGTACCTAATGTTTCTAAAATGGAAGAAGAAGAATATTCACGTTGTATGGAGATTGTAAACTCAATTAAAAAATAAAATTATGAAAAAGTATTTTAAGGGCATTAATTCAGAAGAGGCTGACGGATGGATGCTTGCCAATTGTGGTAATTCAGGAATAGATGGGAACGATTATACTATTGATACCAATTCACTTCATGCAGACGAAGTGCCCAGTGCTTGTAATGATGCAAAAACATTTTCAAGATTTGTTTCTGGGCTTCTTAATCTTTACTTTAATGGCGGTAATGCCCAAGACTATAATGAAGATGATATTATCAAAATGGGTATTGTTGAAGAAGAAGAAAAAATACCACATCCATCAAACCCAAAATTACCATTTTAACCCATGACTAAATCAAAGCACCCGATAGAACAAATAAAGTTTGGAGTAATACCCGTGGTTAATTACCGGGGATGCCTTTTGGAAAAGATTATAGGCGGATTTAGGATTTTAGGGAGCATAGTATCCACACCGGAACAGGTGGATGAGGTCATAGACCAAGCCCATGAAAAACTATCCAAAACCATAGTAAATAACCATGACGGGAGTATGAATTGCCAAAATAATTAAGGATGCCAAATATAGAATTACTACATATCGACTGCATGGAGTATATGGCAACGCTGCCCGACAAGGCGTTTGAATTGGCTATTGTGGATCCGCCGTATGGGATTAATATTAATTCAAGCGGTAGATTGGGTCATTATGGTGGCAAGGGCAAAAAATGGGATTCTGAAATACCTGATTTTAAATATTTCTATGAATTAGGAAGGATTAGTAGAAATCAAATTATTTGGGGTGGTAATTATTTTCATTTATCACCTACAAGATGTTTCTTAATATGGGATAAACAACAACCTGAAGGAGTATCTTTTGCAAGTTGTGAATACGCTTGGACTTCGTTTGATGCTTCTGCTAAAACATTTTACAAAAGGCCACAGGGTGAAGATAGGATTCACCCAACCCAAAAACCAGTAGCCCTTTACAAATGGATTTTACACAACTACGCCAAACCTGGCGACCGCATACTTGACACGCATTTAGGTTCCGGTTCTTCAGCCATTGCGGCGCACCAGATGGGATTTGATTTTGTGGGCTGTGAACTGGATAAGGACTATTACGATGCCGCCTGTAAGCGGTTTAAGGAGCAAACGGCACAACTTAAATTGCTTTAATACGCATCAGGAATGAAAATGGTTCTGAATTTTGGCTTATTTTTTCTTTTTGGTATCAAGGTAGCGGCAAAAAGATCGTGGATATTTGAGCAGATAAATAGCCTTAGATAAAAATTAAACATTCTAATAATTTATGAGTTCCGAAGAAAGCCTAGATGTTTACTGCCAGATAGTAGAGTTAAGGGGGGTTGGAAACAGCTACAATGCAATAGGTTATAAACTTGGGTTAACCTTGCAGCAGATATGTAATAAGGTGGGGAAATTAAAGTACTACTACAAGAGCGGAACCGACAAGCGTAACATGTTGGACAGGGTTGCCCACAGGATGGATTTAACAAAGGATCAGGTATTGAAAGCCCTTAAAACAAAAGCCCACTTCCACAATTTAAATGCAGACAAGCCCTTTATGGTTAAAATAAAAAATACCATATCCTCAACTGAAATATGGTATTACTCTTTTAGGGGCCAAGAACTTGAAGTAAAAAAACAAGATGGCCTATACTACACCAACACACCAGCAAAACTAAAAATAAAACCTAGAGATTGTGAGGTGGTTTAAGCCTACAATTTCACCTCCAGTTCCTCCCCGGTCAATGCGTAAATGAAATTCTGAAGTTGATGAACAGATGATAGTTCGATAGGAATATAGTGTCCAACTGCTGTATCTTCTTCTATTAGGTAGGCCAATGCCCCGCCACGACCATTAAACCATATCCGTATCCTGCCTTTTTCATACACATCAATTTTGTGCTTATTTTTCACAAACCCGCACTTTCCCAGTATCTCCGGCGTGAGGGGAATGGGATTACAGTCCTCTAGGTTTTCGCCCCACGTATCAGATTCTGACCCGTGCAGGTATAGTTCCACCCAATCTTGGGTAATTTGCTTTACCTCCATAACAGGACCGTTGGCTTCAATAAGGTTCCCGATCCGTAGTTCAATTGATTGTATCATAGTGTTGTGTTTTTTATTCTCTTGGTGATAAATACTAAACCTTGAAATCCTTGAGCGGGTTAATGTATTTTTTTGTTACTTGGTTATACGCCTCAACAGCCGAAAAAGGTTGCGTTCCTTGCCATACAACTTCACCCGCAACCAATACTTTTATGTCCCCATTCAAGCTACATACAAGCCTTTTATTCTCTCTTGAAGAGCTTACGAATAAAACATCTTCTGATTCATACCAATCTTGAAACTCTTCAAGCGTTACTTTGTGTATCTTTGACATGATTTTATTTTTTTTGATTGTTCACGTTTCGTGTTCATTCCGCAGTAATTTCGTATTCTCCAGTAATAATGCCGTCTTTCAATTTTACATCGACATAAAACATCCTCCCAAACCCAGATCTGTACCCCACTCGTTTTTCTTCGTGATCCATACATTCTTTTGAGTGGCAATCAGCAATACATTCTAAATGATGGAGTGTATTATCTCCGACAAAATCACCCTTTCTCCAAACATTAAGACTGCAATCAAGTTCTTTTGTTTGGCACTCTATTTCACTTGTTTGCCCACAGTACGGACACCTTATGTCTATGTATGCGCTATCCATTCCCATAATGCTAATTTGTCGTTTATTCTCTTGGCGAAACTTTGTTTTCCGACTTCCTCTCGATCCCCAGATACTTCTCCAGCAGTTCAGCACGTCTTTCAGGCAGATGAACTGCGGAGTAATCACATCCGTACATTTTCTGGCTTAGGGCGTTGATGGCTGGTAGGTGGTAGATTGCGGGCAGGTGGCAGATTGGGCCAGCGTAGGCGGCAAGTAAATCATGCAGATAAATACTTCCTCGCTGATCCTCCGGGATGTCGTCCAATGAGTGATCCATCTTAACCATCGTGTCGCCCGAAATATGGCAATCCTCTAAATACATTGCAGCCCTTGTTTTTTCGTCTTCATCTGGTAGGTGGGGCTGGTTGCGGTATTCTTCCATTAATTGTACAATGTCTTTAAGAAAAATTGATAAAATTCTGTCGAAGAAGAAATCAGATTCGGAAAGATGTGAGTATTTTTTCTTTAAATATTCCTTTGCATTTTCTGTTTTCATTTGCTTTGCTTTAACTGTTCTAGAAATTGTTGTTTGTCTTTATTGTATTGGTCTAATATTGAGTCTATAATATCTAGTACATTACTATTTTTTAGTCCAAGTCTTTTATACATGGCTCTTATTTCAGCTTGCGATAAATTAAGGGCTTCTACAATTTCATCTACCTCCTCCATCGTAAACAGCGGCTCGGTGCAGGGGGTGAGGTAGGAGGATGGTTCGATTTTATTTCCATCGTGCCGCCATTCCTTGAAAAGTTTATGAAATCTACCTACGCATTTTGGGCCGTATGGCAATTCCAAATGAAATGGTGCAGAAAGTACGAAACCTGTATCCATCACCGGCGGCTCCGTTTTAGCGTCCTTTAGGACGTAGTATTGTTTGTTTGGCATTGGTTAACTTTTAAATGAATGATAAATGTTATGTGATTTGTGCATGTCTGGTGGAACACTTCCATAAATCTATCTGCAAAGTGTTGCTTAATCGCTTTGAAGATATACTCCCAATGCTCCACGTCTTCGTGATCGGTGACAACCGTCTCTTTAAGCCTATACCCGTCTCCGACAGGATCTCTAAAACTCATCTTATATGGCGGTTTAACAATTCCTATTGGAGATGTGCAAAATATATCTCCACGCCTTCTCCTGTATTCCCGAACGGTGTAATGACTAGGGAGTATGCTTTTTACAAAATCTATATCTTGTTGAACTGAATTACTCATATCTCTTTCTTTGTAGTATTTGTTTATCGTTCATGGGTTAGTGATTTTTTGTTTTGCTTCTTTTTTCGTGTCGTAAATGCAAGGCTTGCCATTTTCTGACAAATGACACCACTCTCCATTTACCTTAATATCAACACCCCATTGCTGCTTCCCCGTTTTGATATTTAACCAAGAAATAATTTTCATTGGCTGCGAAACTGGTTTCATAATCATTCCCCGGTTGACCTGACCGGAAGGTTTATTTTGCCCCTGTACCGGAATCGAACCAGTACAAGCACCATGCAGGGTTAGTCTTCAACGATGAACTCGTGAATATTTTGTACAGTCAAGTCGCTTGAAAGTAACTCAACGCCAGTCGGTGTTACAATGGCCGTAACGTGCGGATGCCAGTTTTCGCACAGGTATTTGATGAGGGGCGATGCAGCATCTTTCAGTTTTTGTTGATTGTCTGTTAGGTTACGTTCATTTTCCATAATTATATCCCGGTTGACCTATACGCCCGGAAGGTTTTAGTGTTTAGTGTTGGGGTTGGGTGGGTAGATCAGTTTGTGTTGATCTGTTAGAATTTCCTTTATCTTCTTTTCTAACGATTCCCAATTTGTACTTGCACCCCTTCTTTCTACAACTGAATGGCAAGACCTCAAAATATCATTTGCTCTTTTAAGTTCCTCCAATCTCACCCACTCATCCCTTCCCTCCGGTTCGGCGGATGGGGTTTCGTCAAGCCAGTATATTTGATCTAGCGGCTTAGTTATTTTACCAATTTCATGCATTAACTTTTTATTGTCACCGCGCTTTGCCTTTGGCTTATAAAACCCATGTTTGGTACTGTAAAAAACCACATCATTCAATCCGCCTTCTTCCCGATAATGAACTAATCCATTTCCGGGCAATCTTTCACTTGCCTTCACCCACCTCATCCCCTGCTGTGGTTGCTGGGAGTGGATATAAAGGGCGTAATCTTGCAGCATTGTAAGGACGTTTATGGTACATACTCCCGACTTCCCGTTATCGGCTGTCCATTTACGATACCATTCCT